TAGATTGGTATGTGAACTGGCTCAAAGAGAATAAGTGGCATACAGCCGAACACATCTTGCCTCATGACGTAGAAGTGCGAGAATTGGGGACAGGACGCAGCAGAAAGGAAATGCTGCAAGAGGCAGGGCTACAAATAACGGTTGCTCCGCGCTTGTCAGTTGCAGATGGAATCCAGAGCGTCAGACGCATTCTCCCGAAGTGCTGGTTTAATGTGCCGAAGGTGAAGCAGGGTCTAGACGCGCTCAGGAACTATCGGCGCAACTTTGACGAGAAGAGAAACGTATTCTTTGACACACCGCTACACGACTGGGCCTCTCATTCGTCCGATGCGTTCCGATACTTTGCTATCGGGATTCACGAACAGGGCGACTGGAGCAAGCCGATTAGCGTTAACACAAGGTGGGTGGTCTAATGTGGGCAACGCCTCAAGGCAACATCAACGCCAAACTCGCGGAGCTAGAGCGACGCATCAAAGCGTTAGAGGAAAAGCATGAATCAGATAAGCCTGAAAAGCCTGCTCGAGGCCGAAATCGATGGAGCGATCGGGTATCTCCAAACGGAGACAACCGAGCAGAGAACCCGGTCACTTGAGTATTACCTTCGCTACCCTTACGGTAACGAGGTAGAGGGCCGAAGCCAGATCGTCACCGGAGAGGTGGCAGAGGTCATTGACGGCGCGATTCCTCAACTGATCCGCATCTTCACCGCTTCGGATGACATCATCCGCTATGAGCCTGTCGGCCCCGGCGATGAGCAAGGCGCGAACCAAGCCACGGACTACTCGAACTGGGTGTTCTACAAGGACAACCCTGGCTTTGCCATCCTGCATGACTGGTTCAAGGATGCGCTGCTTGAGAAGGTCGGTGTCGTAAAGGCTTACTGGGACAACCGCATTGATGTTGTCAAGGAGACCTATCAGAACCTGACCGATGACGAACTCACGATGCTCCTGGCAGACGGGACTCGGGAGATCATCGAGCAGGAAACAGTTGTGACCCCGATCACAAACATGGACGGAAGTCCTGCGATTGGGATGGACGGTATGCCGCTGGTGCAGGCATCTCACACCGTCAAGGTCAAGAAGAAGAATCAAATTGGGCGAGTGGCGATTCAGAATATTCCTCCCGAGGAATTCCTGATCTCCAAGAAGGCCACGACGATCCAGGACTCTCCCTTCGTCGCTCACCGCAGACTGATGCCTCGGTCTGACCTGGTGGCAATGGGATTCCCGGAAGAGGTTGTCCGCGACCTCCCGGCTTATGACGATCTGAGCTTCTCTCCTGAGCGTGTGGCTCGGTACTCTGAGGGCGAGCAGCCAAGCCAAGACGAAAGCCTCGACCCGACCATGCAGGATGTGGAGGTGTACGAGTGCTACATCCGCGCAGACCGGGATGGTGATGGTCTGGCCGAACTGCTCCAAGTTTGGTACGCAGGAAGCGAGATTCTTGAGGAAACGGAAACGGACTACATTCCTTTCCACAGTCTCTGCCCGATCCCTGTTCCGCACAAGTTCTATGGCTTGTCCCTCGCGGATAAGGTCATGGACTTGCAGCTACAGAAATCCACGATCACCCGGCAGATGCTGGATAACCTGTATCTGACGAACAATTACCGAGTCGGCGCGGTGGATGGTCAAGTCAATCTGGACGATCTCATCTCTCCCACGCCTGGTGGTGTGATTCGGATGAAGAACCCCAATGCGGTGGTTCCGATGGCGGTTCAGCCTGTGGCGAATCAAGCCTTCCCGATGCTCGAGTATCTGGATGCAGTCCAAGCAAAGCGCACGGGCGTTTCGGATGCCACGCAGGGTCTTGACCCCAATGTCCTACAGAATGTCACCGCTACTGCTGTGGCTGCGTTCCAGAACGCCTCTGCTGGCAAGATGGAACTCATCGCTCGGAACTTTGCCGAGACAGGCGTAAAGAGTCTGTTCAAGGGCATCCTGCAACTCCTGTGCAAGTACCAAGACAAGCCCCGGATCATTCGGATGCGTGGTCAGTACATCCAAATGGATCCCCGTGAGTGGTCGAATCAGTACGATGTGACCATCTCTGTGGGTCTTGGAACGGGTAACAAGCAAGAGCAGATGGCGATGCTTGCGATGATTCTGGACAAGCAGGAGCGGATTCTTCAGCAGTTCGGCCCTGCCAATCCTTTGGTGACGGTGGGTCAATACCGCGAGACTCTGGGACGGATGATCGAAGCCGCAGGGTTCAAGGACTCAGCCACCTTCTTCAAGCCCGTCACGCCTGAGATCGACCAGGCTCTGAGCAATCCTCCTCCGCAGCAACAGCAACCTGATCCGGCCATCCAAGCGATGATGATGCAGGCTCAGGCCCAGTTGGAGATTGACCGCCAGAAGGCTTTGGCCGATATTCAGGCTCGCAGAGAGAAGGCGGCTGCTGAGATTCAACTCGCCCGAGAGAAGGCTGCGGCTGAACTGGAGCTGAAGAGGCAAGAGTTCGAGGCCGAAGTCCAACTCAAGGCGGCAAAGATCGGCGCAGGCATCTCCTCAAACATTGAGATTCCGGGGTAAATCATGGAACTGACCGTTGCACAAAAGAATGAGCTTGCCACCCGATTGGTGGAGGCGCAGCAATCTGACGATTACGGATCATTCAATGATCTGGTGAGACAACTCCGGTTGACTCAGAAAGACTTGCTCGACAACTTCCCGGCCATCAATCAAGCAGGGATCGACGAGCAGATTTCTCTTGGCGCGGTTGTGCCGACGACTAGACCAGCCGCTGTTACATACACCACGCAGCAAGTCACCAAGGCAATCCAAGACGCAATTGCTGCTGGTTTTACTGTTCAGCAAGCCAAGATGGGCGCGATGACGAACTTCGGTTTGTCTGAAAATGATTTCAACAAGGCATTGGATCAAGTTCAAAACGCTCCGAGCACGACTTTCTCTGATGCTCGAGTGGCGCAAGCGATCCGCGACTCTTTGGCTCAAGGGTTTACCCTAGACCAAGCTCGTCAAGGCGCATTGAACAACTACGGTGTTGGTCAGTCGCAGTTTGATCGCGCAATGCAATTGGTTGACCGCTCCTCCATGCAGTTCCGGGGATCGGCCCCGACCTATCAATTCCCTGGGCTTTTGGCTGATCGTGAGCAGATGCCGACTGGGGCGCAGCGTTTCATTGCTCGTGCGCCGGGATCGCTGCTTTATGATGTGCCAAGAGTTGAGAATGCTGAGTTTGTGTTCCAGCCTGGGGCTTTTGATTACAACGCTCTTAGGAACCAACAGGCTGGTGTTGTGGATCAAATTGAAGGTGGCAATATGCCATCAAAAACTATTGTCCCTACCTCTGTAAAGCCTGCGACGACTCCGGCCGCTCCAGTAACCACTCCTGTTGTCAAGCCGCCAGTTACAACGCCCACGACCTACACGGATGCTCGCGTGGCTCAAGCCCTGCGCGAGTCTATGTCTCAGGGATTTAGCCTTCTTGATTCAATGGCTGGCGCGATTCGTGTTTATGGGATTCCACAAGATCAGTTGCATAGAGCGGCAAACGTGGTCGCAACGGAGCAGTTAAATGCTCCCAAAAATACGACGACAATGACAACCGGATCGACAACTGGTCTATTGACGACTCCAACGACTGATACAGGACTTCTTTCAACGACCCCTGTTGACACGGTTACAGCGCCAGTTGCGCCGCCAACAACGATCCCGGTTAATCCAAGGTTTACAGATACACAGGTCGCTCAGGCAGTCATGGACGCTCTTGGACAAGGATTTACCTTGGATCAAGCACAGCAGGGTGCGTTTGCTAACTTTGGTGTAAATCAAGACCAGTTTGGCCGTGCGGTCGGGATGCTACCGAGCATGGGATACACCATTGGTCAAGGATTTCGATGAACAAATCAGAACGGGCTAAAACGCTTCTAGGTGACGAATGGTTTACCGGAGAGATTGATTCCATCCGGTCAACACTTATGAGTGTTATTACCAATTCGGATGAGATGGATATCGACATTCGTGAGCGAGCCTATTTGAAACTTCGCTTACTTGATGAAATAATGGGGCACTTTTCCGCTATTGCTTCCGAAGACCAGTTGGTCAAGAAGCGGTGGAAAATCCTCTGATGCGAGTCTGACG